GTGCTCAACCCGCCCTATGGAGAGCGAATGGACAAGGAGGACATCGCAGCATTGTATAAAAGGATGGGCGACACCTTCAAGCAGAATTTCAAGGGATACACCTGTTTCATCCTTACCAGCAACATGGAAGCGCTGAAGAGTGTGGGACTGCGCACCACCAGCCGCACCATCCTCTACAACGGTGCGTTGGAATGCCGCTTTGCACGTTACGATATTTATGAGGGAACCTTAAAATCACGTTAGTTCACAAGATAATTTTATTTCGATGTTGCAACATTGATGTTTAAGCATTACTTTTGTCCCATCATCTTTAACCAAAAACACATCTGAGGGGGGTATCACAAAAGGTATAAAAGAGATAAGAGTATATTTTGCCCGATTTCCGCTATTGATGCGGGTTTTAGCGGATGTGCGAAATTAGGCATTCAAAGCAAAAGGTATAAATGCAGTGAAAGTGTAGGGAAAGCTTGATTGCCCCTTAAAAGCCCTTAAAAGCATGTTTGAACCGCTTTTATGGCCACAGCCGCACAAGGATAGCCAATAATGGGAGATGAGCCAGCACAGGGCATGTTTTAGAGGCAAAGGCCATGAGATGAGGCGAAAAAGAGGCCAATAGATACGGGAATAGATACGTTATTAGATACGGATTCAGGCATAAAAAAAGCCCCTCCAGCAACTCGCTGGAGGGGCTTTTTTACTGTGTTTAGCAGTTGATCTGACTACTCCAAATCAACCTGTACGCCCTCAATTCGGTCGAAAATGATAGTGTTTTCATATTTCAAAATAAGACTGTCCCGGTCTGGAGGAAGCTTGCAAAAAGATACTGCTTGCTACACTTCATCAAATGACTCTGTACAATCCCCAAGACCACCATCTGGATAGTACTTGTCATACTGAAAGACCATAAATCTCTTATAGACCATGATGCGAAAATACTACAGTAAACTAAGCTGGTTGGGATCGCCTTTTGCGGCCAGTGCCTTGAGTTGAGCCCTGCGGTCGTACTCGCCATTGATGATGGCCTGAACGGTGCGCGGAGCAAGCGGAGGGAAGGCCTCAGCGGTGGTCTTGAGCAAGGAATCGAGTTTCCACTCCGGGTGCTTTTTGGACAGCTTGGCAAAGTACTCATCCACCAAGATGTTTCGGTCTTTTATGCGCTTATCTCTCTCAGTTGACATGGCCTTTGAGTTCTGATTTGACCATCTCTTCAAACTGCGTGATAAGCTTGGGCAATTCGGCCTCGGAGTAGTGCCCCAGAGGTTTGTGCAGATAGGAGTATTGCATCATCCAACCGTTTATATGGTCGTAGTCCGGTATAAGTTCATCTTCGGCATCAAACTTACTCCAGCCAATGGTGTGTGCAAGCGAGAATATCTTTCTGCGCATGATGGTGGCGGCATCATCTGTTGTGAGGTTGCTGATGAGTGCGCTCATTTCCTTGGTGGAAAGTTCCTTGGGGTCGTTGGTGCGGTTGCCCGATGCTCCGAGGGCCATGCCTGCGCGGAGTTCCTTCATGTCGTGTTGACGGGTGAGGTAGTGGAAGTACTTCAGCTGTTGTTTGGTGGCTTTTTTCATGCTGGTTTTCTTACATGGTTTTCAAATGCTCTCTTATTGAGATAGGTCTCCAAGTATTGCTTGGTGATGCCGGGATTTGCGGCCAGCCACTTGTCGTGCGGCATGATGGAGGCAAAGACGAGTATCTTATCTCCCAATGAAAGCTTGTCCCATAGCTTTTCTGCCCTCTTTTTGTCCCCGTATGTGTTCTTGTATTCCTTATATACCCGCTCAAAAGAGAGGTCTGGAGGGATAACTTCGACCGTGAAACCGTTCTTTCTGTAGGTGTCAAGGTGTGCTTCACGCTCCGGTGTGTTGGAGAATAGCCATGCGTGGGCCTTATCGGAGATGTCTCCAGTTAGTTTCCAGCTGGTGAGCCTACCTAAATAGTCGAATTCGAGGCATACCTCGCCCGCAATGCGCTGATGTTTTAGGATGTAGCTGCTCATTTGCTTACCAATACTTTGATGAACTGTTCGCGTTCCTGTTCTGGGCAGATATTGGCCTCTGCCGCTGGCCAGCTGCGGCCACACTTGGCACATCGGATGCGTTGGCGACCGTTGACGGTCTGGTAGCGTTTAGGGGCGTTACAGAGGCTCATTTCACAATAGCTTTAGTTGCCTTGCTCCTTCAACCGGAGAAGTACAATCGATGAATAATTTCAATGGCCATGAGTGTCCCCACGTGCCGTCTTTCGTTACCACTTTCTTAGGTGTGACCTGCACCACTTCGAGTTCCGTTCCGAAGCGAACGCAATACAGGTATCCATTCATGGTGGTACACATGTCGTTAACGACCACTTTGTGAAATCCGATGGCTATCCGTTGCTTACCCATCTTACTTCCATTTTTTACCGTTCCACCTGAAGTCTCTACCAGCATTGGTGAAATACATGCGGAAAAGCGTGTTCTCATCTATCCTGTCGAACAGGTCATAGTACTTGGTGAACAGGTCATCAGCAATGAAGAATGCGATTGTTTTGCCATACATGCCTGCGTACCGGATAGGGTGTCTGAAAAAGCCATCGAGGTCGCTCATCTGGTCGGGTTGGATGGTGACACCATGGAGCACGGTGGGAACGGCCTCGATATGGTCGCGTTCATCGCCCATTATCTTGAGACCATGCCCACCGTTATTTCTCCATAAGACTTCCTCGCAGGCCATGGCTATACCAGTTTCTCAAACTCAATTTGCTGCATAAAGGCATCCAGTTCCTTCTCGGCCTTTTTGCTGGCGTGTAAGAACTCATTACGCTGGTCTTGGCTCACCACTTTGGGCAGTGAGAAGTAAGCCCGCTGTGCGGTACGTACGGCCTTCACGTGGGCGTGTAGAGTTTTTAGGCGGGCATGGCCGATGCGGGCCTGTTTGTTTTCGGCCTCCGTCATCGCGTAGGCTGCTTCTGATGATGCGCTCATTGCTCGTTAAGTAAGGATTGGTGAATCTGGTGCGCCATTTTAAGGGCGTCCACAGGGTCAGTGTATTCAAAATCTGGCTGTGAATCGATCGACAGAAAGATGTAGTTACCAATGGTTGGATAGAACAGTATCTTCTTTCTGGTCGGTTCATTCACATCTCTAGACCTGACGGTAACTCTGCCACTACCAATGATCAGCATTGACCTTTCCTTGTCTGTGGTGCATGCTTCCAGTTCTTGGAAAGCGGTATCTGTTTGACCCATTATTTTCGATTCCATGGCTCAGAGACTTGAAAAGTTCATGTCTATCAATTCATACTCGCCATCCTTTCCGGTGCGCTGCCACACACGGTAGTATGTCTTGGTGCCTTTCTTGCGGATGCTCTCGCTGATGAGGTCGCAGCCTTTGATGAACCGTGGGTCATCGACCCTATTGCGATAGCTCAGCACATTGAGCACCTTTTTACGGTCGAACATGCCATTGCGCGAGGCGAAGGCATCCAAGAGCATGTCCTTCACCACTGAGGTCTTTGTCTGTACCTCTTCGGCCATGAACTCATCGAAGTGGCTCTTTGCCGCTTCAAGGGTCAACGTGTCGAAACCGATCAGGTCATTGACGCTGACACCAAGCTTGATGCTGCGGTCGAAGTTGTAGAGGTCGATGTTGCCCTTTCCGGGATTGGCACCGTGTTCCTCTAAGAACTCATCATACATGGCCTTGCACTCTTCGCGCATCCTTTCTTTGAACTGGGCGATCTTGTTGCTAAGATTGGTAGCTTCCTTGTGCAGCCGCGCAATCTTCTGTTCGCGCTTGCGTTCGTATGGTCGGATGCGGTTGAGCGGAATCTTCGTTCCGGCCTCGTCTGTCCAGAATGGGTCTTTTGTCGTGTGGGTCATTTGATTGGTATTAAAGGTTAATTATTGAAAGTTTGAAAATCATTCCATCACCTTGATGGCGATCATTGATAGGATAACTATGAGTGTCCCAACGACCAGTAGAATGTTATCCAGTGAGCGTTGGCGTGGGTGCTTTCTCATCAGGCAAGGGCTGGATGGGTGAGACTCATTATGCGGCCTGCTACCATGTTGTGGTACATGCTCGGTGAGGACATCAGGTGATCTTCGCAGAATGCCTGGACTGCCACCGCTTGGGCGGGTGTCAGCTTGATGTGGTATTCCTTCTGGATAATGACCAGTTGCTTGAGCATCCGGTGGAGCACTTCGGCAAGCACTGCCGCCAACAGTTGGTTGTGGCGGTGCTTCGACTTTCCGAGTTCCTCTACCACATCGCCCATCTTCTGGGCAGCGGCATCAAATTGGTCATGCGTCAACTTCAGTTTCATAGCGGTTGATCTTAATGGTTAGTTCCCTCCAGAAGAAATTGGGCAGCTTGCAGTTGAGGTGTCTGCGGTGGCCTTTGATGTAGATGGATGCATCTTGTGGATAGCGTCCGAGGTCATCATGGAACATGAGGTCTATATTGACCCAACGCATGTAGAACCATCCCCAGAACACCTTGCTCCTACGCAGTGCCTCCTTCCCGCTTGCACTCCAGTTGAGGTGGCTGCGGATATAGGTCTCGCCCATATCGACAACAAGGTCGAAGTGCTGCTCATCTGTGAACAGAAAGTGGTCGCGCACCTCCTTGGCCTTGGCGGCATCGGTGAGGCTGATGGTCTGTTTGCGTTCGCGTTTCATGGTATCAGGGTCTGGGCCATGGCAAGGTCGATGGGCCGACCTGTCTCATGGTGTTCGTTGATCAATGCTTTGATGTGGTCGCTCAGGTCGCGCCAGTTGTCGGTGCGCTGTGCGATGTGCTTTATCACCTCTTTGCTGGTGATGCCAAAGGCGGCACAGACCTGTTTCAGTTCCTCCGCGTTCAGCTTGAACAGGTCGGTCATGCCACCTTTGAACCGGCTCCATATCTGCGGGAAGCATCCCTGCATGCGGATGGCCCGGTTCCTGATCTTCTGGGTGTACTGGTTGGCTCCCACCAGCACGATGGGCACCTTGCCCGCCACACGGTCTATTATGGCCTTCACAGCCCCGTAGCTGCTATCCTTGAGGTTCTCTGCCTCATCGATGATGATGACAGGACTGTAGCCTTTATCATACATCACCATCAGTTGTTCCTCGATGTTGCGGACAAGCACCCACATGGTGCGGCTCGGTATGCCGGCCACCGCATCGTTGAGCGCACAGGTGAAGTTCGTGTTGGTCATGAAGCTGTCGCAGGTGACCACTATGGTACCGTTGGGACGGTCGCGCTGATAGCGTTTGATGGCGTAAGATTTTCCACTGCCGGTCTCACCATCTATGATGCGGTTCTGGCCGCGCTTACGTGCATCCTCAATGGCCGTGACCATGCTGATGTAGTTGTCGGTGTCGAAGTGCTTCCAGCTTGTGCGTTCCAGCTGATGACCGACCTTTTCGGCCATCTTGATGAAATAGGTGTCTGCCAGCTGCACCTTATCCTTGCCCGCAGGTATCTCATTCCAGTTGCCCCGGATGATGTGGCTCATGTAGCTGCCGCTGACACCCACATAGCGGGCAAGCTGTGTCTGGTTGATGTTTCCAGTGCGGTCGTTCACCATGCCCTTATCCACGGCATAGGCTTTCACTGCCTCCATTATTTCGGACTTCTGTACTTCTGTCAATGCGCTCATGGTCAAGGATGAGTTGGGTTTGGGTTTGGGTTAACTAAGGGGTGTAATTAAAGCCGCATGCGTTGCCTCTTATTCTCCACACTTCTTACTGATCCACGAGAAATGGGCATATCAACTGTTCCAGATTTTTCGCAGGCATCTAAGAACATTTTCAAAAAAATCTCCCTGCTTTGAAGGGGTTTTTCCTGAAGGTCGTAGAAGAAGTTTGCCGACTCTGTTGCTTTCAATATTTCTTCGTTGCTCATGGTCAAGGGTATTAGGGTTAATAGAGCGGAAGTTCCACGCACCGGCCACTGATGCCATAGGTTTCCTGATAATCGCTGGCCGCATCAAGAGAAGGGAAAACCATGACCTTCATGTTTTCATCCATCTCTATCAACTCATCCATTTCATCAATGAACTCAACTGCATCAGCATGTTGAGCCTTTATTAGTATCCAAGCTTCATTCATGGTCAAGGGTATTAGGGTTAATTATTATTCATCCGGTTAAACTTCTCTCTCGCTCTGGCTCTCCGTTCGGCATCCACATCCACGTATGCTGCACCTGCCTCCACCAGTTGGAAATCTTCCTCTGCATCGTTCATCGCATCCTTGTTGCCCATGGCGTAGCCGTTGCCTATCAGCATCTCGCTGCTGATGCCGCTCTGGGCATTGGCCTCATCGATGATGCGCTTGGCGGTCGCCTTCTGGTCCTTGCGGAACTGCATGTGCTCATCTATCTCTGTCCTCATGCCCGGCTTGAGGTCGACCACTGCACGGGCAAACTCTTTCTTGGTGTAGGCAGCAGCAACAAACCGCAGGTCGCCACTGGCATCCTTCACATGCAACCTAATGTGGCCCATGTCCTCAGGGTCGTACTTCACGATCAGTTCAGCACCTGTGTAGCGTTCCAAGTGCTTGGCACATGGCAGGCCATCATCGCCCATCACTTCAAAGGTGTACTTGCGCTTGGCCACTTCCATGTGGATGCCGTCCTTGCGGTAGGTCTCTTTGCGCTCCAGCCAGAAGATATCTACCATATCGAGGTAGCCTATCTCTGTGTGGTCGGGATTGGTGGATGTGTGGTACATCTCCACCCGTGACACACCTGTTAGCGGATGCTTGCCGTTGTTCCATTCCTCCACCATTTCGGGGATGATGCGCTTGGTCACGTCCTCCAGTGTTGGCAGGTCTTTCACGTGGGCCATTATGAAGTCGTAGTTCGGCTTGCTGTCCTCTTTCTTGGCCTGAATGTTCTGGCCGGTGAAATACCAGTGCTTGCGCATCACCTGCGTCTGGAACCGTTTGATGATGCCTTCAACATGTTTCGATTGGGCATTGTAGGGCTGTGCCGCGAAGTGGACGCTGCTGAGGTTGCTCATCAGCCCCTGTATCTCCGCTTTCTTATATCCACCCTGCCCATCATACAGCACTTGGAAGGGCTTGGCCATGCTGAACTGCACCGCCCGCTTTAGGCCAACGTAGGCGCTCACATGGTTCTCTGAGAACATCACATCATACCCGATGATGCACTCCGAGTAGGCATCCGTCACCTTGTTGATCTGAAGCTTGGCAGCCATGCCCTTTTCGTCCCGATAGAACAGGTTCACCTTGGTGCCGTCCATCACCCAGAGCGCATCGCGGAAGGTTGGGAGGAACAGCTTGAGGTTGTGCTCATAGACCTGTTTCCATGCCTTGTAGCCATGGCGGGCCAAGTACCACACGCGCTTCACCTCTGGGCGGTTCAGGTACATGTAGATGCAGCTTTCACCGACCATCTCCCAACCCTTGCGCTTGGCCTCCAGTGCGTATCGGAATGCCACCTCTGGTATCTCTGGCTTGGTCACCAGTGCGTAGGTGCTCAGTATCCACATCCGGGCATCTTCGCACAGCTTGGCACTGTTGTCATTATCAACATTGCCGTGTATCAGGCTCTTTACACCTTCGGTCTCATACCTGCGCACCTTGGCCAGCAGCTTGGCGTAGCTGTTGGGCAGCTTCACTTTCGCTGTGCGGTTATCTTCCGCATTGCGCGCCTTGATGTAGGTGGGCAACCAGTCCCAGAACTCCGGCTTGCTCATGCCCATTGCCGCCAGTATGCTGTCGCCTGCCTTGCTGCGTATGGTGGCACATAAGCGCATCCAGCGGGCTGTTTCGTGCAGTTCTTTCTGTTTGGCCAGCCCAAGGGTTGTTCCTGTTTCTGTGGTATGGTCGGCCAGCGTCTTGCGGTCATCATCGCACAGTGGAAGTATGCTCTCCAAGTGGCCTGCGCGATGGTAGAGATGTGGCTCACCATAGTGCTCCAGCACCTGTGTGCGGTAGGGCTCCTTTAGCGGCCATGCCACCAGCACCCGTCTCCGATCGTTGGGGTCGTCCATGAATGCCCAGCCCATCGAACTATTGGCCTTGGCATTCAGCACAGTGCTCTGGCTTATGCCTGCGGCCACCAGTTCGGGCACAGTGAGGTGCAATATGGCGTTGACCACAAGCATCAGAACATCGGTGTTTTGCGGATGGCATCCTTGACCGCATCAGCGATCATGAACATGAAAACGACAAGTACCGGTACGGCCATCACACAGCAGATGATGAGCATGACCAGAAGGAAGGTGAGGGCGATGGTGCTCATGACCAGATCTTGATTTCGGTGCGTACCAATAGAAGTGCTGCCTTCAGTTCATCGATGGCCTTGTATTCTGCCACACTGCGTGGGTGCGAAGGCTCTGCTGCAATGATGTCGAGGAGCCTTTCAGCCGAACCCATTATCTGCGGTGCGGCTGCAAAGAGGGCGGCATACTGGCGAACCTTGGGGTCGCGGCCATTCTTGTCTTTCGTGCCCTTGAGTGGCTCCGGGAGGAATGCGATCGGTATCTCTGTGCCTTCCTCACCTATGCGCCATGCGCCAATAGGGTAGAACAATGAGCCGGTGAATTCGAGGGTGAGGACGGTGTCCTTGTCTTGGGTCATGGCTTGCGTTTCTTGGTCTGTTTTCTAAAGATGAAGTCCTGAGTGGCCTCCGCCTCCACGCTCTTAACCAACTGGTTCAGTTCCTTTTGGCGTAGGCGAAGAATGCAGGCTGATATTTCAGGGTTACGCTTGCGACCACAGGCCACATGCCTCACCCAGCCATAGCTGTAGCCCGTTATCCGCGCCACCTCCTGTAGGAAGGAATCTTTTTTCTCAGTTGACATTTTCTGGCAGATTTTGCGAGGCCATCAGAAGTGACATGCCATCCATTGCGTTGTAGAGGTTTTTGGCCAGTGTGCGGCCCTTGTTGCTCAGTGAGCGGTTGGCAGCTATGTCGAACAGCCCATCCTTGATGGCCTGTACATCATTCACCATCATCAGGTCGCGCAGTGGGTCGGGCAGGGCCATGATGTCCAATAGTATTACCCTGCGGCATCCTTCAGCTATCTTGTGTGCCATCTGCGGGCTTATCACCTCTGGCCGCGACTCAAGAAAGCTGATCGTTGCTGCGCTCACCCCTATTAGCTTGCACAGCTTCTGTTCGCTACCGGCTATCTGTGCCGCCTTATCGACCATGCTCAGCAGATCGGCTGTCACAGTGCCCCGCTTGGCGAGTTTGGCTATGATAAGGTCCTCTGCCCAATCGCGGAACAATTTTGCCCGTTCGCTCTTGATGAAGAAACCCAGGCGGATGATCCCGCGCTTGGTCCAGTAGGTCTTTTTAGTTGACCCCTTAGCAGAGACGAATTTTTCGTCTCTGCTCAAAAAGTGCTTTCCTTCTGTTAATTCATCAGCGTGTAAACGCTTGTGGTCTCTGATAACTCGCTCGGAAACACCATATCCCTCGGCCACTTGTGCGGTGGTCATCAGGAATTCGTGTTCGGCATCGGGCATGATGGTGACCCGGTGGCCGGGCTGAACCTGTAGGGTAATTGGTTGGACGTTCATGTTTATTTTTGTTTAGGGTTAGACTTTTTGTATTGCGCGACTGCGCAGATGGTCTCCTCTACACACTGTCTCAGGATGAACTGAATATCTTCGTGGGTGTATGGTTCGCCAATCCTGACCGGGATACTGATCAATGCGTTAAAGACTAAAGGATTCTGCGTGGCGCGTTTTAGAATTACATTTGTGAATGAATGGGGCAAATATAGGTTGATTTCTGAAATAATACAGAAAACATGAGCAAAGAAGAAAATATTGAGATAACTTCCAGATTTTCAATAGCTTTGATTTCGCTATTGGCGTTAAAAAAGTTTGAAAACAAGGCGGAAATAGCCAATTTCTTGGGTTGTACACCTCAAGTTCTTTCAGAGGTTCTGAAAAATCGGATGCAAGTGCAGCCCTATATGCTCCAAAAACTCATACTCAAGTACCCAGAATCCTTGCAGTTTGTGCTGACAGGAAAGGAATTGGATACCTATGAACAGAGTCTGAAGGCTTCTGGCTCTCTCAATGAGCCTTCAGCTGATTACAGTGTCGCTCATCGAGAACCTGATGTCGCTGGTCGATTTTCGGAGTGGATGCGTACTATTGAAGCCCGATTAAAAGCCCTTGAAACCAAACCTAAAACCTGATAAATGGAACTTACAGACATCACTCCAGAGCCTGCCCCGGCAGCTGCTCCAGTCACTCCCGAAAAAACTGGCCCATCATTAGGAAAAGGCTGCCTCATCCTGTTTGCCGCCATTGTGGGCATTGGGATGTTGATTGAGTTATTCACCCCGGACACCGTATCGCAACAGACGACCTTTGCCGAGGCACCCGACAAACAGGACTGGCTGCGAGACCATCAGGAGCAGACCAGTGGTGTGGAACTATCTCTTCAGTTGGGCGATGCAATAAAGGCACAGTTCAAGTTTCCTGACGAGGTGGAATTTCCTTATGGCGAAAGCCAGATTGTGAAGGCTGCATCGCTACTGAATGTTAACCTCGGCCATTGGCAGAGCATCGGGCCTGTGAAGGCTAAGAACGCCTTTGGAGTGCTCCAGCCCTACCAATATAATGCGAAGTTCATCAGGACGGATGTAACGGAAAAGGTCCTCAGCGTGGAAGTGAGAGAAGATTTTTGAAGCTTTATGTCAAAGAACCGGTCCACTATCATCACACAGATGCAGATAGGTCTGGTGATGGTGCTGCTGGCATTTCTGGCCAAGTGCTTTGGCCTATGGTAGGGCTGTCCGGTCGTCCCGGTACACTCTATCCTTGAACTTCAACCAACTGGTGTCCGCAAAGCGCACGTCCGGGAACTGGAGCATTTCATTCACTGCCTGCCGAACACCATCGCATCCCTTCATGCCGTAGTCGTGTCCGGCAATGATGCCACCGGGCTTTACTACTGACATGGCCAGTGCTATGTCAACCTTCACTTGCTTGTAGCTGTGGTCGCCATCTATGTACACCATATCGGCCAGCCTATCGTTCATGATCAGTTCAATGAGTGCTGAGTCTGAGCGTTTCTTCAGCTTGATGACCTTGGTGCCATAAGGCTCCAGCACTCTGTCGAACTCTGCCTCTGCACTCAGCAGCTGCTGTCCGCTGTAGTAGTCAGCATCCCAAGGATCGATGGCATACAGCAGGTCTATCTTGCCGCTGGCCATGAACAGCGATGTGCTCTCACCGGCATAGCATCCTATCTCCACCACTATGGCGTTGGGAGGCAGGAAGTGGCACAGGTCGCGGATGCCGTCAAGCATGCGGTGGCTGTCCGATCGCATTGGTCTGAATGGTGCGGGTGTTTGGCTCATGGTTGGGGAGATTGTGAAGCGGCCATCCTTTCGGCCACAAACTGATCCAGGTGTTGCTGTGGTATAGGCTCTGTGGTGTAGGTGATAACTCCCAGCGATAGGTTGGTCACCACAACGCATGGCGTGGACAGTGTCACCATCACTGTGGCCAGCCCATCGCCATGGTAATGCACTGGGCCAATGCTCACCTGCGGGTCGATGATCGTGAAGCGGTCAAACTGATAGGTCATAGGTTGAGCTCTGATGTGTGAATGTATCTGCCCAGCAGTCTGCGGTAGGGCTGTCCGGCAGGCCGTGGCTGGATGTTCCCATCGCTGAACAGCAGGTAGTAGCTGGCACCTCCATCTGTCATCCACGGTGTTCCACTCCAGTAGTATTGGCCTGCCGTTAGGTTGAGCGGTGCGTAGGCCAATGGATACGCCTGATCATGCTTCATCAAAGCATTGCCTTCGGTCTTATTGACCGGGCTCCACCCGGCCAATCCTTCCAGCACCAATGTGCTGCCATAGGCAATGATGGCAGCAACGGTGTGGTTGGCCGTGCCAGTGTCTCGGCACACAGCAAATGTGTATCTGGTCTTTTCATTGAAAGTGGCATGATCCATCATTATGCCGCCCGGAAAGGTGACATTGCTGCCTGTAATGCCGGTGAAGCGATGCGGGTTTCCAAATATGTTAGGCTCCTCCAAAGTGAACCAGTCCACCAATCTTCCTCTGCGGGTTGTGCCATCATCGCCCGCACCTGCCGCACCATTAGCGGTGGCACCCGTTATGATGTGCCCGGCTGTGGTGGCCGGAGTGCATACCACCGGTGCGGCTGCTGGCTGTGTCAACTGCTGGCCATTGCCTTCGGTGTAGGTGATATCTGGTACTATCACTTCAGCATTCACAGCAGCCGGTGTGGCCACGGTGGTCATCACTGTGCCAGCAGTGTCCTTGGCCGTTATGGTAATATCGGCCAGTTGCTTGGGGCTGTTGGCACTGCTAACGGTCTCATCATAGCTGCTGTCCGTGTTGATGATGCGCACATCTTTGGGCGGTGTGGTCACCTGTAACTGTCCACCGGTCATGCTTGGCACTTCCCCTGTGGCCAGCACGTTTGCGTTCTCATCCACCACGGTCACCGGTGTGTCCTCCAGTACCAATGGAATGGATCCTGAAGGCACGGTAACATCATAGCTGGCATCACTGTTCATGATGCGCAGGTCGCCCACTATCTCAAAGCCTTCCTCCACCACTTCAATGATGTCCTCCACCTCATCGAGTATCTCTATCACCGTGTCGCTCATCGCTCGTACTTGGAAGGGTTAGGGAACTTGCGCTCCAAGTATGCCCAGAGCGCATCATTGATCCCGGCATCGTTGTAACTGAGGAAGGTGGCATCTGCCAGCTTGCGCTCCAGTTCGGTGTAGTCATGGTGCTGGAACACCACTACCTTTTCGGTGGTGAGGAACTTGGCCGCACGTTCGGGCACGTTCACATTGCCGTAGAGGGACTTCATGCAGAGGCCTGCGCCACTCTCCCAATCGAATCGTTGCATGGTGGCCATCCACCAATCCTTGCGCATCAATAGCGGAGCATGGCAATCGTAGTGGTATGCGGTCAATCCTTGGGCACATAGCGCATCGCGCGTCCGGGCTAGGGTCATCCGCCATTCATTGATGGTGAAATAGCTGGAGGGAAAGTGGCGCATCTCACCTTTGTGCAGGTTGGATATCTTTCTGGCATCACAGCCATTGCAGATGATATAATCATCGTTCATGAACAGGAATGTGTCAGACACAGCGGCACTCTTACAGGCCTGTGCCACCTTGTTGATAATGTTGCCTGCCGCATTGCCAGTACCGAAAATGTCCGGGCATGGAATGAAGTTCACATCGCACAGCCAGTCCGGGCATTCGCCCACCACATGGATGGTGCCCACTCCATAAAGATTGGACTGCACACTCCGCAGGCTCATGCGCAGTTCGCGGTCGTTGTGTTGGCTGCCAGTGCCCAACACATAAACGAGGTCTATCTTTTCCATCACAGTTCTGCGTAGTTGCTGTCCAGTACTTCATCGTAAAGGCGAACCTGCATGATGCGCCTCAGGCCAGCATCTAAGTTCCCGTCCGGGTAATTGCGCCACACCTCCATGATCACTCCGCTCTGGGAAGCGGGCATGTCCAAGGTGTCGGCCTCGGTGAGCGCAAAGGAGTAGGTGCCAGCTGCCGACTCCTGGATCAGTTCACTGAAGCCCGAAGTGGTCACCTTTCGGTATTGCTTGCAGATGGTCTCATCCACCTTGAGGGTGACAATGATGTCATCGATGCTGAGGTGAGGGATCGGGGTGCCGTCCGCTGCCTTCAGAATGAAGGTGCGGTACTTGCTCTCGCCCCGGTAGAGGTAAGTCTTAGCCATTGATGTTGAGGGTGTAGAATGGTGTGGTCGGTGATGCCGGTGGCAGTACTTCAGGCACTGCGAACTCAAAGTCTGCCGGGACCAGTTTGGGGTTTGCTGAGTAGTCCACGATGATGCAGCTGTAGGTCTGCTCATACACGATCAGGCTCTGCACAGCCGCAGGGCGTTGGCGCAAGGCCGTGCGCGTCAGGTCGCTGAAGTGCTTGCCGCTCTTGCAATGCATCAGCTGGTGAAGCTTCATCAGTTCCTTGCCGAATCCAAGGGCATGTTCGCGGTTGAAGCCACCAGCAAATGATTCACCGTATGTCTGATACACCGAGTAGAACGTTACGCTCATCAGCATGCGCTGGCTCTTGTCGCCATTGTCGGATATCTCATCACTGCTGAAGCCGATGAATACCGATGGTACCGGAAATGGGAATTGCTCCCACGGTACATCCGTCTGGTTACTCCAGAGGTCGGCCCATACGCCCAGCTCACTGCTGATTAGTTCGGCCATCTCGATGTAGGCCTCGACCCATGACTGGAGTTCTGTCTTTGTGAGGTTATCGCTCATCTCTTCCTGAATGAAATGCGTTGAGTTACCATCAGATTGATGCTGTGCGGCATCGTTGCCCCGATGGTATGCTGGTAGGTGGCTCCCGCTCCGGTACCGCTCTTGAACTCCATAAGGCCACCCGCTCCAAGCTGAGGAAGGAATGCCTGCTCAAAGTCTGAAGTGATGCCTATCGTGCCAATGGTGTGGAATTGGAACCGGTCGTATAGCGAGGTGTGGATGGTCTGTTTGAATTCGTACTTCAGCTGCACATCCTGAATGCGGTTGTATTGCACCTTGGCCAGTATTGTGGCTGTGATGTTCGTGTCCGACCTATCGAGAGTGTATTCCCGCTTGGTAGCCCAATCTTTGATGATGGCAGCAGTGTCCACTGGTTGCATGTAGATGGGCTGTTCGTTCACCGTGGCCACCAGCACCGGGCGCATGATGACCATGGGCCTATAGGTCTCCTTTGGTTGGCTTATGGGCGCATCCTTGCCCACTTCGCCCTTCACGGTGATGTAGCGGGTCTTTTGGGCAGGCTCTGGGCAGTTGCTCAGATCGATGCGGCCACAGCCACGGGTGAGGAATAGAATGGCACAGCCAATGGCCAATGCAAGGATGATGTAATTTTTAACTGTTTCCATCTGTTGTGGTCTTTTTGGTGAAGGGTAAGCGTTCGGATATGGCTGTCCAGATGTCGGTTCCGGTGAGGGTGCCAACATTGCCGATGAAGCTTTTGAACTCATTGATGCTGAGCACACCTGCGGCAAAGGCTGTAATGCTGAGGTCTATGCCGTTGGAACTCTCCAGCCACTTGGTGGCCATGATCACCAACGGGAACCACAGCAGCTTCATGCAGGTGCGGAACCACTTCTGTTCGTCCCATTTTTCCTTGGTACGCCACATCAGCATCCAGCCGCTGGTAAGGTTCAGGGCCAGCATGATGTAGGTTGTCACTATTAGCGGTGCGCTGTCAACCATCACCGCCAAGGCAACGGCCAGCATGGTGTTCATCAATACACCGAACGCGGCAGCTATCTTGGCTACTATTCCGGTCATGTTCAGAAAATCGTTGTCTAGGTTCATTTATCTGCGGTTAAGATGTTTGCCTATCATGCGTTCCATGTCGCGAAAAAGTGCCCGTTCCACACTCTGGAGCACGTCCGGGCTGTGGCCAATGAACTGCCGCTGTGGGATGGTGGTGTTCATTTGGCGGGTGTGGCTCTGCACCTTGGCCGCGCTCCGCTGGTGTGCCTTGATGCGCTTGCCTGCCCGCTTGTAGGCCATCACCCTGCCGCCCTTACGGGTGAAGCCCGGAACCTTCACGCTGCCATTGAATACGCTGCCCTCGTTGTGGGCTTCGGCATAAGGCACGGTGGTACCTATCAGCACACCATCACTGCTTGCGCTCAGCACACGGATGCTGCGTCTCATTCGTCCGGTATCGATGAGGATAGCCCGTCCTTTGTTCCGCTTGGCAGCTTTGCTGCGTTTCTTCCACGCCTTCAGCTTGCCGTTATAGACCCATCCCTGCCGCCTGAAGTTGTCCTGAAAGAACCGGACGGCCTGCGCACCGGCAACCCGTGGAATGCGTTGGATGGCAGTCCGAAGGTCGGCTTGGAAAGCAAGGAAGTCCGGTGCTTTGTTGCTCATGGTTTCTTATCGATGTATTCATCATCTACTATTGATATGCATCCCTCGACCAGTTCAGCCTCGGTGCATGTCAATATGATCTTCATGTGTGGGTGATGATTTTCCCGCAACCACTTTATCAAGGGAAGGGTCATGGTCTTAAATTCTTTCTCTTGTTCCTCGCTCATTATCTGTGCATCAATATGCCTTTACGGCTGTTTGAAAAGGTCTTTGAAGCTTCTTTAATCGTGCTTTTAGAGGTCGATATCACATTGAGATCCTTATCCACCACAACGGCCATCACGCTGTCTTTGTGGTACCGGAGATAAGTAGTCCTGGACTGCGTGGCCCATATCTCTGAAGGTGAGCGGACAATGCTCTCCAAGTTGGTGGCAATGGCCGCATCCTTCACCTGTCCGGGTGTGAGCAATAGGGCGTTCCCGTTCCGGTCCTTGAGCGTGACGTTGTCCGAGCCGAAACCTCTGCGGGCTTTCAGTTCGCTCCACCATTTGTCCATATCAGCCGCGTCCGGTTGTTGCTCTGGCAGCTTGCGGCTGTCGGCCAGCAGGCGGTCGATGGGCTTCATCCCATAGTCGCGTATGGCCTCCAGTTCTGTCACCTTGCCGTTCACATCGCTGAAGTAGGGATGCTTGTCGGAGAACACCAGACCGCTCCGGCCAACGTTGGTATTGAACATCGGGGCAAGTTTGGCGGCATCTGCCCGGTTCTTGGCCACCCGCTCAGAGGTGACAGCTGCATCATCGTTGCTCTGAAGGGCAGCGCACCGACAGCGCCATCCGTTGGGCGGATAGTGAGTGGCCCAAAAGATGTCCTTCACCGGGCGTGTGGTGCCGTCCAGAATGATGTGTTCCGACCGTACCCTATCATCGCCTGCCGTGCTGTAGGTGAGGTAGGGCATGATGTCGATGTTCTTCTCGAAGTCGAGCCACAGGCTTGCCTGCTGTGCCGATGCCACGGCATGGTCGTACTCGCTCTTGAGCCAGTCCACATTGTATTGCTCATGGATGGCCAGCGCATCGCGTTTGAAGTCGGAGAACTTCTTCAGTTCGCCATTCACATCCAGCAGGCTGTCGGTCATGGCCTTGATGGCACTGAAGGACTTGGCGGCAGCAAAGGCGTAGATGTTATTCCTGATGGCGGCAGTGGCCGCATTGTCCGGTGCATCGTAGTCGATGGTGTCCAGCGGCATGGCCTGAACTACCGATTCGTGCAATGTGGTGGCGACAATCAGGCTCAGGTCGGCATTGGTCATGCCCCTCAGCTGACCGCCATAGACCAGCTTGATGATGCGATTGATGATGGCCGTCAGCTTGGCCTCATCCACTGGTGGCGTAGCGGCCTGCACCATGCAAGGGCCGTGCGCCACGTACATCACAGCCAAGGCTCCTACTATCTTTTTGAAGCTACTCATTGGCTTTTTTTTTTGACCGGTGGCGTTGGCCTCGGTCTGTTTCTGCATGGCCTGTGTGCCGATGATCGGGATGCCCGTTTCCTCGGTGATCCATTCAGGATCCACGATGTAGCCGGACTGGCTCAGGCTGATGATGCGCTGGAGTTTGTCAGCATCGCTCATCTGGTCATCCCAATCGTAGATGAAGTTTTGGAATGGGTATCCTCGCACTATCAGCTGAGGGAAAAGCCGCTTGTTGCAGGTGCTCTTAACCCGTCTGCGGTCGTAGTCGTGGCGATCATCGGCCACACCTTCATGCACCATGGCCTGCGCCCGGCTGCTGCCATCATCCGTGGTCATGGTCTGGCCAAGCACAGCTTTACTGATGTAGCCATCGAGGCGGGCGATAAGCTGGTCGAACACCTTGGTGCTGCCTTCCTTGCCGATGGCCTCTTTCATATCGAATATCTCGCCTTCCCAGAACACGGCCCAGCCATTGGCCCCCATGTTCTCCAGTATCTCGCCCAGAGCCTTGTCACGCTTGTCATTGCCACCGGGCGTGGTGATGCTACGGAATGGCATACCGTACCGCTCCGCATACTGCTGCCAATAGGCCAGTGCCCACCGCTTGGCCAATACCACCGGTGCGATCTTCATCAGCTGCCCAAGGCCATCGCACCGCTTTACCTTGATGGGGATGTAGTAGGGTGCGAATTTTGGAAGCGTGAAGTCGATGCCGGTGGTGTCGCCCACCTTGTTCACCACAAGGTTCTTGTCCCAGAGGATATGCTTGCGCGATACCTTTTCGCAGTTGGCGATCAGCCCATTTTCATCCGTGTCGAAAATGTCGATGAGCGTATCACCCCAGAACTCTGCCTCTATGACCAGACGGACAAAGTCCTCGAACCATGGGTCTTCCAGAAGTTCGGTCTTCACGTAGTCTTCCTCACCGTTCATGCCCACCAGCTTGAACCGGGAGGACAGCACAGCCAGCACCCGGCTGTCGATCACGCTATCCAGCTGGAGGTCGGCAGTAACGCTGTCGTACATATCGTAGAGGAAGGTGCGGTTCGGATCCTCTGCCTTGGTCGCAAGCATCACGGCATTCGTCCAGTCCTTCAGTTCCAGAACGCGCATAGACCTTGGCGTTTTGACAAGGCTGTCCCGGAGGCCTTTGCCTGCACCTTGGCGAACGGCATTCTCCACCATGATGCGCCCATCAGGCACACGCGAAAGCACGGCCTCAGTTGCGCGATTTATGAATCTATCAAGTATGCCCATGGTATGAAGTAGAAAGTGGCTGAGGATCGATATTAAAGGGAATTAAAAAGGTCTATGGGGTCAATAGATGTGGTCGCGTAGTGGATCGCTGCCGTGTCTGACTATTTCGGTGCCGTCCTCCTTCAGTGGTAGGGAAGGGTTCTCCTTCCCGTTGCGGACATCGGTGAGCCAGTCGTTCCATATCTCGAAATCCTCATCGATGTGCTCCGGCCTCCGATCGGGAGACACTGCTTTGAACAGCAGCCACAGTGTTAGGGCACTGATGCAGGCTACCATCTGCTGATTGCGCGGGTCGTCTTCCTCCCAGTCCTCTGGTGATGCGCTTGGCTTCTGGCCTGTGTTGTCGCGCAGCGCACGATACACCACTTCATCCTTATATATATAGGCACCCTCATCGTATTCTTCCTCCGCGTCCCATTCATCCAATGAGATGAACACCTCGCTCATCACGTAGCGGGCCGACATCTTGCTTTCGGCCATCTGCATTGCGCCCATCACCTTATTGCGGATCGTGCGTTTGGAATTCACCAATGAGGAGAAAAGGGCAGGCCTGTCGCCATGGAGGTCTCTGTCGAAAAGGAAGTGGTGGAAGGCCATGTCAGTTCTTTTGTTTGCGTTTCCGTCTTTCAATCTGGCGGTTCAGCCACCACTTCATCAATCGTGTCGGCCATCGAAGTCCTTGGAAGTATTTCTCCAGCTGAATCAGTTGATTATCGGTGTAGAACAGAACCTTCACCATCAGGTATGGCACATAGAAAGTGTCAGACAAACTGATCAGGAATCTCCGGTATGGCCGAAAGCACTGTTTTAGAAGTTCATGAGTGAACCATCCCAAAACGAAGCAAGTGGCGTATCCTATGTAAGTGAATACTATCATCCGTATGCTATTGGTCTTTTCCGCTCACCCATCATGGGCATGCGGTCATTGATTTTTGTTCGGATGACCAGCTTGTCAATGGCACCACCTTGGGCATCGGGGCCGTCATCATTCGACTTCATGCCCGGCTCGATAGCGAGGGTCTGGGCGATGAGCGTCTGCTGGTCGTAGGTGGCTTTGCCTGCCTCATTGTAGAAATGGCGCATCTGCTGCCAATAGAACGACATGCTGATGAGCCTGTCCAGCTTGTTGCCCTTCTGACGGTCATCACGGATGATGGGCACTTCCACCTTCATGCGCTGGCTCATTTCGCGCATGGCGTCCTCTACCGGGGCGTTCCAGAACTGCCGCTCTGCGTACCACATGCAATGGACACCCGCCTTCTTGATTTCGGCATCCTTCTCATAGATGAAGTTGATGGCCCCGCTCATGGCACTCTGGCGCACATAGCAGTCGATCGTCCAGTAGTTGCGACCAATTACGCCCATCAGCACCACGGCATTGAAGTCGCTTGTAGCATTGCCGGTGAATGCGATGTCCCAATAGCCGACTATGTGGTCGAACGATTTGAGCGGTGGACATTTGCCGTGCTGGATCATCGAGGCCTTATAGACATCGCCCTCCACCATTGGATTGTTCATGTATTCGGTCTGGAAGGACTGCATTGTGGTGCTTTCCTCCTTTTCCTTATACCAAGCCAAGGTGTAGTGCTCCGGCCATGATGGCTTGCCGGTCTTATCCAAGGCGTTGACCTTGATGTGGTGCCACTTGGGATGGTCTGCAAAGTGGCCCATGATGGTGATGGGTGCGATGCGGTTGTTGACAATGATGGTGCGGAAGGTGCCCATGCCGCTGATGCCCATCACGGCCTTCATTACCCACTGGACGTATTCGCGCACCCGTCTTGGATTGCGGCAGGCCTCATCATCATCGAGGTCATCCATCACCACATAGTCGGGTCTGTTGGCCCGGTTACGGAGGCCGCGCAGTTTCTCGCCACGGCCACGGGCATGGAATGCGCATCCGTTCTTGGTGCGGAAGTTGCCTTCCTCCCAATCGCCCTGCACCTTTTGTTCTCCAAAGTCCCGGATCAACTGCGGGTTGGCCTCAAACTCAGCCTGAAGGTCGCTCAGCAGTGTGTTGGCCGCTTTGGAATTGACGCTGATGACCACTGCCGTATTTAGGTCGTTCTGAATCCACAGCCATATCGGAATGAAAATGGTGGCATGGGTAGACTTGGCCAGACCTCTGGCCCATTCCCACACGCCCCGGTAGAGTTTGTTCTTTTTGACCTTGTTAGCCGCTGTGACGTGAAACTTGGCGCAGTCTGATTCCGCATAGTGCGGGAAGTAAGTGCGGACGAAATAGTTGTAGTCAACTTTTGCCCGTTCGATCCGGGCAAGCTTGTCGGCCTGCGTTTCGCCAATGACCAGATGCCCGCTTTCGCGTATCAGGCGAAGCTTCTCAAGGTATCTGTCCCTTGCTTCTTTATCTGCCTTGCTTAGACTCATGACAGGCGGTCGGCCAGTTGGTAGATGTAGTTCTCATGGAATTGCATGAGTGCCATGTATTGCTTTGCATCTGCCTTCAGTAGAGCATCCATGAACCCACCAATGATGGTGAGCTGCACGGACAGAGGTGGATCCATTCCGGCACGTGCGGTCTCGATGGCCTTGTTGGCCTTGCTGATGCGGTCAGATAGCTTCATCAGTTCGGACGGGTCTGAAGCTTCATCATTCTCCATTTCTATCGCCTTGCTCACCAGCAGTTCCAAGTAGTTGTTGGAACGCTCCAGCAAACGTTCGCGGCTGGCATGCCTTGCCGTGCGCAGCTCTACCCACTTGCCAGCCTCTGCCCAACGGTCAACGGTGTTGCGGGTCACATTGACCTTGTCGGCCACTTCTTCAGGGGCCATGCCCTTATCAACGAAGTAATGCTTCGCTAATTCCCGTTCTGTTTCCTTGGCCTTACCCATTTCTTACGCTTTGAAGTCTCAGTTTGAGACTTCAAAGGTGCGTGATAGTAAAAGGAAGATTTTTGATTTTTCCAAGGATTGAACCGTTAGGTTCAATGGTTGGTTGAAACCATGCAACCCTTGGAAATAGGGCATTTCCGCCCCAAATTTATGCTGCACATTTGCATCATCAAATCACGGCAATCGCCCAAAATCATGGCTAAGAAACTCACTATTAAAGCTTACGCATCCAACGGACGTGGTGTCCTGAAGGTGAGCGGCTACATAGGTGGTTGGAAGGCTAATGCCGATGATATCGATATGGAGGTGGAGCGCATGCTCAGTGATGGCATCACCGACATTGATGTTCACATGAACAGCTATGGCGGCTCTTTGATAGATGGCAACCAGATAGCCAACATCATCAAGCGGTTCAGTGGCGAAAAGGTGGGCTACATAGGTGCTGTGTGCGCCAGTGCCTGCACTGTTGTTGCCTGTGCGTGCGACCGTGTGTTCATTGCCAAGAACGGTATGTACATGGTGCATCGCCCGATGATAAGTGCGGAGGGCAATGAGGATGAGTTTGAGAGCAAGCTTGCTGCACTTAGGGCGTTCCAAAAAACGCTTGTGACCATGTATGCCGCCCGCACCGGCAAAACCGAGGATTACATCATCTCAAAGTGGAAAACCGACTGGTGGATGACGGCCACCGATGCCAAGACCGAAGGCTTTGTTGACGAGGTCGATGGTGAGGCCACTATTGAACCGGAGGACGCTGCTGAGTTGGTGGCCCTCGGATATGAAAACACACCCGACTTCTTTAAGGTGGCCGCAAATGCCACTCCACCCGCACAACCTAAACCTGAGAACGAATACCTGAACGAAATGGAAAAGAAAGCACTGATTGCCGCGCTTGGCCTTCCGGCCACCGCCTCCGATACAGAAATCCAAGCGGCTGTGACGGCCAACAAGGCAGCAGCCGACAAGGTCGCTGAAATGGAACGCACCACTGCCACTGCTGCCGCTGATGCGCTGAAGGCAAAGGCCGAAGTTTTGGTGGATGGTGCCATTGCCGCCAAAAAGATCACCGCCAATTTGCGCGAGGCGCACATCAAGTTGGCTATGGCCGACTATGACAGTGCTAAGGCGGCATTGGATGCGATATCGCCTGCTGAACGCATCACTACCACGGCCACCGGTGCGGCAGGTGGAGCCACTACGGGCGACCGCAAGGATTGGGACTACCAGAAGTACGCAGAGAATGACCCTAAGGCACTTATGGCCATGGCCCAGAAAGACCACCCGGATCACGAAACCTTCAAAGCCTTGTTCAAGGCGCGGTACAATAAGGACTACATAGGATAGCATATCGCGGGGTAGCGCAGATGGTAGAGCGGAAGACTCATAATCTTCAGGTCGCGGGTTCGAGTCCCGCCCCCGCAACTGAATTCAATTTTCAATTAACCAGTGAGCATCAAACCTTAACCTTTCAAACCAAGAAAATGAAAAGCCTGCCCAAGTTTCTGACCGCCCTGTTCGCCATCTCGCTGATGGCCGCAGGCATCAATCATGCCGCACCATCGGTAGCCTATGGTGATGCGTTTGCAAGCCTGTTCGGCCTGAGTGTCGGCTATACCATTATCAAACACAGCATGGAGCGTGCCGGTCATCTTTTCATGCCGAAGGGTGCGTTTGCTGATGTGGTGCTTTTGGAGTTGTGGGAGAATGAGCTGATCACATCGTTACGAACGCTCAACCGCAAGTGGCTCCAGAAGATCAGGGGTTACGATAAGTGGGTCGGCAACAATGTTATCCACCTGCATGAGATGGGCGCATTACCTGAGGTGCTCATTGATAACACCACCTATCCCATTGATGTTGTGGACTTTGATGCAGATGAGATTCCCATCTCTCTGCATAAGTACGACACTACCAACACTGGTATCAGTGACGACCAATTGTACGCCCTTCCTTTTGATGCTGAGGGCAGCGTGGTGAGAGATCATCGAGACGCCTTGGAGATCACTATGGCGAAGCACGGCCTACACAAATTCGCCCCGGCTCAGGACACGGCTCAAACGCCAGTTCTACTAACAACCGGGGCAGACAATGGAGCGGGTCGTAAGCGAATGATCCGTCAGAATCTGGTGGACTTCAAGCAACGCCTAGACAACCTCGAAATTCCAATGGAAGGCCGGACGTTGGTGCTATGCAACGACCACGTGAACGATCTTATAATGGTGGATGACGCATTCCGCGACCGCTATCATAACGCTGAAAGCGGGACCATACTTGGCCGCCTTTACGGGTTCGACATCTACGAGGATGTGTACAATCCGGTATATGGCCCCGGCACAGTGAAGAAAGCGTTCAGCGCGGCATCTGCGGGCACAGACAAGGCTGCATCGACCTTCTACTCGCAGGCCAGAGCAGCCCGCGCACTTGGCACTGTGAAGGCTTACGCATCCATTGCTTCGGGCGACCCGCTGAACCGTAAGAGCATCTTCGGATATCGTGTCCGTGGTGTAATCATCAACAAGACACTGCTTGGCACCGGAGCCATTGTGTCGGCATCTCAGTCCGGCTCATTCTAAGATAAACCACCCCAGAGAAGGGGCCGCTCCGAGCGGCCCCACAACATGCCCGCATAGGGCTCCTGTGATAGCCCCTCCGCACGTTCGCGGAGGGGTAACCTCAGAAAAACCAACCAATGGCAGACTTCAAAGAAGCGTACGGACACACAGTGGCAGCGGAGGGAGGATACTCCAACCATGCCAGTGATCGTGGTGGCGAGACATGGAGAGGCATTGCCCGCAAGAAGCATCCACAGTGGAGCGGATGGGCGTTGGTGGATGCGATCAAGGCCAAGGCGATGAACATCGGCAAGGCACTAGCGGCATCAGCGGAGTTGGCGGTTGCGGTGGAGGCATTCTACAAAGCTGAGTTCTGGGACACGATGCGCCTGGATCAGATGCCTCAGCAGACTGTGGCCAATGAGTTGTTTGACACGGCAGTGAACCAAGGCACGGTCACAGCGGCAAAGTATCTCCAGCAAACGGTAAATCTGCTAAACCAGAACGGTCTGCTTTACAAAGACCTGAAGGAGGATGGCAACCTCGGCCCTGTGACGCTTGCGGCCTATCAGGCCATTGTGTTGCACTACCGGAGCAAGTACGGCCAAGCGGCCATTGAAACGACTATTCTGAAGGCTTTGAACGGCCTTCAATTTGAACGATACAGGGCTATCTGTGCTAACGACCCGACACAGGAAGTCTTCTTTTTCGGATGGGTCACAAATCGAATCTCATGAAACGCTACTCCCTTGACGAATTGAAAGTGCTTGCTGCCGATGTTTTCCGCAGCAACCCGACAGCTGATGAACTTATCGCCTTTGGTGACGGTAATTTTTTCCTTCCCAGAAACAAGAATGCAGCCGAGAACTATGGCCGCCAGCTTGGTGCCCGCAATGGTGGCAAAGAGCCTGAGAAAAGCTTCATCATCACCCGTGAGAGTCTTCCGGTGCTGAGCGGAAAAGTTGCTTCAGCTGCCAAGGCTACAAAGGTGGCCGATCCATCAGCAAAGAGCGTGAAGGAACTGCAAGCGGAACTGAAGGAACTGTTGGGCACCGGTGAGCCAGTGGCCATTGATAACAAGGACAAACTGCTGGCCCTGATAGCAGAGGCCACGCAAGCAAAGGAAAAGGCACAGGACGATGCGGCCACCAAAGACGCAAAGAAGGCAACAGCCGTTGGTAATGCCGCACAGCCTGCTGCCTCCGGCACTACTCAAGATGAGTGGAAGGATAAGACGAATGCGGAGATCAAGGCCGAACTGACAATCCGCGGCATTGATAGCAGCAAGGCAAAGAACAAAACGCAGCTGCTGGCCTTGCTGAAGTAGGCGAGGAATAGTCCAGGAGTGCAATCATTCACCATTTAACAAGACACTACAATGCCCGGAGGAAATTTTCAAGGCCCACAGAATAACCGCACCAATGGCGGGCTTGGCCGTCAGGACTTAGGCAAGGACAATATTGGCGCATTCATCCTTGGAGGTGTGGCCACTGGAGGCCTTGCCCTCGGTGTGGTAAAGAAGTGCATCCAGCTGAGCGATGCTGAGGACGTGGGTATTACTGCGGCCTACGACATCGCCAACGGTGTGTTGGTGCATTACCACCTCAGCGAGTACTTCAGGCTTGCTCCAGATGCCACTGTTTACTTCATGCTTGTGGCGCAAGGCACGACCATGACAGAGATGTGCGACCATGAGAATGAGCCGCAGAATCTGTATGACATGATCCGTTCCGTGACTGCGAACAGGGAGATCAAGTTTGTAGGCGTGGTGCTCAACCCGGACACCACTGCCAGCGGCTACACCTCTGTGGTGACCAATGGAGTGGAGACCGATGCACAGACCGCCCTGCCGAAGGCGCAGGCTTTGCTGAATGCATTGGAACTCCAGAGCATCAATGTGAGTGCGGTGATCATCGAGGCAAGGAATGCCAGCGGCAGTATTGCCAGCATCTATAACCTTGCGGCTCAGAACTACCGGAAGGTGGCATTTGCCGCCCTTCAGGATCCTGCCATCGCATCGCTCGACCCGGCCTATCAATATCATGCTGCCGTGGGCACTGTTCTCGGCAGCATTGCCGTGCGCAAGGTGAATGAGAGCATAGGCAGCACGGATATTGTGCGCAAGCCTCGCACCCGTGTAGCCGATGCGGTTTACAGCATCACCGACAATGCCGCTGGGCTGTGGCAGAGTGCTGCTCTGAGCGGAGGCCGAAACTTCAACACGCTGACGCAGGCCGAAAAGGATGCGTTGGATGACAAGCACTACATCTATGCCGGCTTCTACGAACCGGACATGAGTCAGTTCTATTTGAACCAAGATACCACGGCCATCAGCTTCAGTGATGACTATTGCGGCATCGCCCAGAACCGGGTATGGGACAAAGCTGCTGACCTTGTCAGAAAGGTGCAGATCCCCCTTCAGAACGGTGAGGTGTTTGCCGACCCGAGCAACGGCAACATCGACAAGGCCACCGTGGCCGATTGGGAGGCCAGATGCCAGAAGGCACTTGATGTGATGCTGAAGAACAGAGAGATCAGTGGCTGCAAGGTGACCATCAGCCCAGATCAGAACTTCCTTGGTGGCGACCCCATCAAGACCTACCTACGCATCGTTCCTGTTGGCATCAACCGGGCGATGGAGAACTACATCGGCTTCACCACTTCACTCTAACAGACCATGGCAACTATTATCAATCGCTTCGGCACCCTGCTGGGTGCCACCCGCATCAAGCTGCCATTTGGCAACCGCATATTTGAAGGTATTGATGAGATC